GAGTCGGCGAAAAAGACACTATCGACCTTTGCGTTTAAGCAAGAGTACATGGCCAGTTTTGACAACGCGGGCTCGGACATCTTCAAAGAAGACTGGGTCAAGTACGGCGAGGAGCCCGAGTACGGCAGCTACTTCGTGGCCGTGGACTTGGCCGGATTCGAGGAAGTGGCCAAGCAGGCGGCGAACTCGAAGAAGCGCTTAGACGAGACGGCGATCGCGATCGTCAAGGTGACGGATGACGGCAAGTGGTTCATCAAAGACATCCATCATGGGCGCTGGGACATCCGCGAGACGGCTGCGAAGATTCTGATGGCTATGCGCGACTACCGGCCGCTGTCAGTCGGGATTGAGCGAGGTGCGCTAAAAAACGCGGTTTTGCCGTATTTGAGCGATTTAATGCGCAAAAATAATGTATATTCGCACATAGTAGATTTAACGCATGGCAACCGGAAAAAGGCTGACCGGATCATCTGGAGCCTCCAGGGTCGGTTTGAGCACGGCAGGATCGTGTTGAACCAAGAGAGCGACTTTGAGACCTTTCTTGACCAGCTGTTGATGTTTCCGGCGCAAGGCGTCCACGATGACCTACCCGACGCGCTCTCTTACATTGACCAGCTGGCGGTGACTTCCTACTTCGAAGGCGACGCCGACGATGATTGGGAGCCGATAGACGTAATTTCTGGGGTGTAGGATGGACCAAAACGATTTTGACCAGCCAACCGAGAACGATAAAGAACTTATCGCTTTCGTTGTAGACCACTGCGACCGCTGGCGCGACTACCGCAACGTCAACTTTCTGCCCTACTGGGAAGAATACGAACGCATCTTCCGTGGCGAGTGGGCGGTAGAAGACAAGACCCGCGATTCTGAACGCTCCCGCATCGTGACCCCTATGACCCAGCAGGCGGTCGAAACCCGACACGCTGAGATCATGGAAGCCATCTTTGGCTCAGGTGAATACTTCGACATCAAGGACGACGTCAAGGACATCAACGGCAGCCCCATCGACGTGGAGATGTTGAAACTCCAGATGATGGAGGATCTGAAGAAAGACAAGTTCAGGAAGTACGTCGATCAGATCGAGCTCTTGGCTGAGATTTACGGCACGGGTATTGCCGAGATCACGGTCACAATGGAGAAGGAATACATCCCGGCAACCCAGCCGATTCCCGGCATGACTGGCCAAGCGGCCATCGGGGTGCAGGAAACAGACCGCGTCTCGGTCAAGCCCATACCAGTGAACCCGAAAAACTTCCTGTGGGATCCGAACGGAACTTCCGTGGATGACTGTATGGGCGTGGCAATCGAGAAGTATGTGTCCATCCACAAGGTGGTGGCTAACATCGAGAAGGGTGTCTACCGCAAGGTCAACATCGTGCCGACCTACGACGACACCGACTTGGAACCCACGCAAGAGGTCAGCCAGTACCAGAACGAGAAGGTCAAGCTGCTGACTTACTATGGTCTGGTGCCCAAGGAGTATCTGGAAAAGCTCAACGAAGAGAACGAGAAAATGGTCGAGCTCTTCCCTGAAGATTCGGCGGCCGAAGACTACGCCGACATGGTCGAAGCGATCATCGTGATTGGTAACGACGGCATGCTACTGAAGGCCGAGGCGAACCCGTACATGATGAAGGATCGTCCGGTACTGACCTATCAGGACGACACGGTGCCCAACCGGCTGCCAGGCCGTGGCACGGTGGAAAAAGCGTACAACATGCAAAAGGCGATCGATGCCCAAGTCAGGACGCACTTGGATTCGCTGGCGTTGACAGCCGTGCCGATGGTAGCGATGGACGCCACACGTCTGCCACGGGGTGCCAAGTTTGAGGTGCGGCCGGGCAAGGCGTTCATGACCAACGGCAACCCATCCGAAATCCTGTATCCGTTCAAGTTCGGTCAGACCGACGGCAACAGCCTGACCACCGCGCAAGCGTTCGAGCGCATGCTCCTGCAAGCAACCGGCACCTTGGATAGCCAAGGGATGGTCAGCCAAGTAGCCCGCGATGGCGGTGGTGCTGGCATGTCGATGGCGGTGGCGACCATCATCAAGAAGTACAAGCGCACGCTGGTGAACTTTCAGGAAGACTTCCTGATTCCGTTCATCAAAAAAGCGGCATTTAGATACATGCAGTTTGACCCCGAGCGTTATCCGTCGGTGGACTTGAACTTCGTGCCGACAGCCACATTGGGCATTATCGCCCGCGAGTACGAGCAGGCGCAGTTCATCGCGCTCTTGCAGACGCTGGGACCTGACACACCGGTGCTGCCGTTGATTCTAAAAGGGATCGTTGCCAACAGCTCGCTGTCTAACCGCATGGAGTTGATGGAGTCGCTGACGCAGATGGCGCAACCCAACCCTGAAGCGCAGGCACAGCAGCAGATGCAACAGCAGCTGGCCATGCAAGCGGCTCAGTCGCAGATCGCGGTCAACACCACGCAGGCTGAACGCAACCGGGCAGAGGCCATCAACACCACGATCGAGACGAAGTTGAAGCCGATTGAGGTGCAGAGCAAGATCATGGCGGCCAACACGCAGAATTTGCCAGATAATGATGCGCTGGCCTCCCGTGAATTCGACAAACGGGTGAAGATTGCGGAGCTGATGCTCAAAGAAGCCGACATCAAGAACAAATCGAAGATCGTCGAGATGCAGATGGCGGAAAAGAAGAACAAAATTAGCGGAATGGAAGAGGATTTCTTGGATGAATTGACCAAGGAGCTCTCAGGTGGACGTTGAAAGCCTCGCTAAGCAGTTAATTCTGCAAAATATGACGCCAGAACAGCAAAAAGCTGTGCTGGAGTCGGTTCGCGCCACCCTGCAAGAGGCTCGCGGCAAGCAAAAACAGCGTGTCAGCGAGAATGTGGGTCTGGTAGTGGACGCGCTGAAGAAGATTGAGTCCGATATACGGGCTAAGTACGACGATTTAGGCAATAAGATCACCACACGGGTCAATTCGATCCGTGATGGGCGGGATGGTGCCAACGGATCGGACGGACGCGATGGTTTGGACGGCCGTCCAGGCCGTGACGGTGCTCAAGGCCCTGCTGGTCCGGCTGGCCGCGACGGTGTCAACGGGGTGGATGGCGTTGATGGCGTATCTGTCACGGACGCTAGGATCGACTTTGATGGTTCGTTGATTATCAGCCTGTCGAATGGGCGTGAAATCAACGTCGGTGAGGTGGTGGCAGCCGATGTGGCTGAGAAAATTCGTGTACTGACCTACGGCGGCAATAGTGGCGGTGGCACAAGCGGCCTGAACTATAAAGGTACATGGAACGCCTCTACCAACACCCCGACACTGACCTCAAGTGTGGGCACCAACGGCGACTATTACATCGTATCGGTGGCAGGCACGACCAATCTGAACGGCATTACCGATTGGCAGCCCGGCGACTGGGTCATATTTAACGGCACTGTCTGGCAAAAGATTGACCAGAGTTGGGCGACCGCAGGCGTTAACAACAACATTACGGCAATGACTGGCATCACTGGCGGCATCTCGTCGCCGGATTTCATTCAGTTTGATACGGCCGCTACAGTCACAGACACTACCGGTAGGCTGTATTACGACCCTGCGGATCAGTTTCAAACCCTAGCTTTCCAAATGAATGGCTCTGTCATTCAGCATGTAGGCGAAAATCAGTTCTACCGGGTTAAATGTTCGGGCGCAATTACCAAAGGCCAAGTCGTTATGTTTGCGGGCGCCGTGGGCGCCTCAGGCGGCTTGATTGGTGCTGCAGCTACCGGCTTAACTGCCACTCAAGCAGACTATATCTTGGGCGTTGCTGGCGAGACGGGCGCCAATAACGACTGGATTACGGTCTACGTGTTTGGTGAAGTAAAAAACATCAACACCACGGGCGGCGCGGAAACCTGGGTGCAGGGCGACGAGCTGTATTACAACCCACTGGTAACCGGCGGCCTGACCAAGACCAAGCCTACGACGCCTGCTGCCATCGCTAAAGTGGCTGCTGTTGTGTACGTGGGCGTTGCTAACGGCATACTGTTCGTGCGCCCTAGTTACGGCTCACTGTTTGGTGGTATGGATGGCGACGTGCAATTTGCCACGGTGACTTCAGGTAACACCATCATCTATGACGCCACAGCGGGTGTGTGGAAGAACGCCAACCTGACTGATGGTACGGGCATCACGATCACTGAGGGTGCTGGGTCGATTACGATCACCAACGCAGCGCCGGATCAGACAGTCGCGTTGACTGGTGCAGGTACGACCAGTGTTACTGGCACGTACCCTAACTTTACAGTTACATCGAACGATCAATACGTCGGTACGGTCACAAGTGTTTCTGGCACCGGTACGGTCAATGGCATTAGCTTGTCGGGCACGGTCACATCCAGCGGCAGTTTGACTCTGGGCGGCACATTGTCGGGTGTTAGTTTAACTACGCAGGTAACAGGCACGTTGCCGATCGCCAACGGTGGTACGGGCCAAACAACACAGACTGCAGCGTTTGATGCACTGGCACCAACGACGACCAAAGGTGATTTGATTGTCAATGACGGGTCGGATAATGTCCGCCTAGCTGTTGGCACCAACAGCTACGTACTGACAGCCGACTCCGCACAGGCCTCTGGCGTTAAATGGGCAGCGCAAAGTAATATAAGCATTAGTTTCCCATTCTATAAAGCTGCTGGAACATTAGATACGATTGCTCTAATAAGTAATCAGTATTTGCCGTTTTTTAATTATGCTGGAACAGCTAAAAACATTGCATTGACAACATAGGTGACGCATGGGAATCCGTTTAGTTAAGTCCATATATACCGGCAGCGATGTTACTTCGTTAGGGGAATCAGCCACAGCAGATACGATTGATGGTGTTCTTGCCCCGACAATTACTGCATTAACTGATGGTGCAACGATTACGCCTGATTTGACTGCATCAGCTAATTTTTCAGTGACGTTGGGCGGCAACCGAACCTTAGCTAATCCGTCTGCAATGACAGTTGGACAGAGTGGATCTATCTTCATTACTCAAGATGCAACCGGATCAAGAACATTGGCTTACGGCTCCCAATGGGACTTTGCTAATGGAACTGCCCCGACTCTAACTACAACGGCTAATGCGGTTGATCGTCTTGATTATATTGTCCGCACATCAACGTCTATTCACGCAGTATTGACTGCTAATTACTCATGAGTGGGTTTCACGATAATGCGCTTATAGGTGCTTCTGGTTCTCAGGGCTACCAGATCAGCCGTTCTGTGCGGCTGCGGTCGAGCGCGAGTGCGTATTTCAATCGGACACTAACAACTCCTACAAATAACCTTAAATGGACTTGGAGTGCATGGATTAAACGTGGGACGCTTTCAGTTACCAATGTTCCTTTTGGCGCGGGTGATGGAAGTAGTAATAACTTCGGCTCAGTGCAATTTACTACTAGCGACACGATACAGTTTGCCCAAATTAATGGTGGCGTATATAACGTGCAAATGGTTACTTCAGCCGTATTCCGTGACCCTTCGGCTTGGTACCACCTCGTTATTATTTACGATTCGGCAAACGCCACTTCTACTGACAGAGTTCAAATCTATGTTAATAATGTTCGTCAATCGGTAACGTATTCAACAGGCCCGTTTGCTCAGAATACAGCAAGCAAAATTAATTCTGCAATTGCTCATTACACCGGCAAACTGGATTATGCTGGAGTGTATTTTGACGGCTACCTCACCGAGATCAACTTCATCGACGGTCAAGCCCTGACACCTTCGTCATTCGGTGAAACCAACACCACCACCGGCGTATGGCAGCCGAAGAAGTACGCAGGCACCTACGGCACGAACGGCTTTTACCTGAACTTCAGCGACCCGTCTGCTGCGACTGCTGCGGCTATCGGCAAGGACAACTCAGGCAACGGCAACAACTGGACACCGAACAATATCAGCGTGACTGCTGGTGCGACGTATGACTCGATGCTGGATGTGCCGACGCAGTGGGCTGATGGTGGCAATGGGCGGGGGAATTATGCGACGTTGAATCCGTTGGATAAACTTTTAAGTCCTACTGTTGTAGATGGAAATTTGGGGGCTACTGTTGGCGATAACGCTGAAGTCAGGGGAACTATTTACGTTTCTTCAGGCAAGTGGTATTGGGAAGTAGTGCCTACCACAATGACATTTTCAATGGTTGGTATTGGTATTGGTGGGGCAACGAAACATTGGGCAACTACTGGCATTTCCTATTATGGAGCTAATGGTAATAAATATGTAAACGGCACTGCATCTGCTTATGGTGCTTCTTATACGAATAACGATGTTATTGGTGTTGCGCTAGACTTAGATAATTTACAAATTACTTTTTACAAAAACAATACCTCACAAGGAACAATTACAGGGTTAACCGCTGGTTCATACGCCCTTGCATTGTCTGCCGCAGGTAATTCATCTGTATATACTGCCAACTTCGGCCAGCGCCCCTTCGCCTACACACCACCGTCCGGCTTCAAAGCACTGAACACGCTGAACCTGCCGACGCCGACGATCCTGAAGGGCAATCAGTATTTTGATGCGACGTTGTATACCGGAACAGATACAACACAAAGCATCATAAATAGCGGGGCGATGCAGCCCGATCTGGTTTGGGTTAAAGCACGAAATACAGCCTACAACCACTACTTGTATGACGTTGTTCGCGGGGCAACAAATGCTTTGCGTTCTAGCACTACCGGGGCTGAATCACAGGCTGGTGACTCAACATTAGTTTTACAGTCAAATGGATTCCAAGTAACCGGAACAGGACTCGGCGTTAATTCAAACGGAACCACTATCGTCGGCTGGCAATGGAAAGAAGGCGCAACGCAGGGCTTCGATATTGTGACGTATACGGGGACGGGAAGTAATACGACCATCGCGCACAACCTTGGCGTTGCTCCAGCAATGATGATATTGAAGCGTAGAAGCGCAATAGATTCGTGGCCTGTATATCACGCATCCATCGGTGCCGCCAACGCGCTTATTCTTAACAATACAAACGCGCAAGGAGCTGTTGCAACCTACTGGAACAATACTGCGCCAACATCTTCTGTCTTTAGCGTTGGAACCGATAGTGCGGTCAACGCAAGTGGCTCCACCTACATCGCCTACCTATTCTCCGAAGTCGCAGGCTTTTCCCGCTTCGGCAGCTACACCGGCAACGGCAGCGCGGATGGGCCGTTTGTGTTCTGCGGGTTTAGGCCGAGGTTTGTTATGGTTAAGAACATCACAAGCGCCGCTGATTGGTTTATGACTGACACGTCGCGAGACACCTACAACGTTACGGTCAACAAACTAACAGCAAACACTGCTACCGCCGAAGCAAGCAATGCTGGTCTTGGTCAATTTGATATTTTGTCTAATGGTTTCAAACAACGACAAGGCACTGGCACTGGTCTAAATAACTCTGGTAATACGTATATATTTATGGCGATGGCAGAAAACCCATTTAAGAACGCACTTGCGAGGTAACACATGTTCATGCTCAACAACGTAGCACTGCCGCTCGACACGCCGTTTACGCACGATGAGGTGCAGTACCCGGCGAACTGGTTGCGCTTGACTAGTGCCGAGGAGAAATCCGCCATCGGCATTACCGAAGTCGCCGACCCAGAACATTACGACGACAGATACTATTGGGGGGTTGGTAACCCAAAGGATTTAGATCAATGTAAAACAAACTTAATTTCTCAAATTAAAGCCACGGCTGGTTCGATGCTGGCTCCCACGGATTGGAAGATAATTCGTGCTGCTGAAACTAGCGCAAGGGTAGATGATGAAACGTTGGCAGTTAGGGCGGCTATTCGTTCTGCATCAAATACAAACGAGGCTGCGGTAGTTGCTTGCACCACAGTAGACGAACTAGCTGCATTACAACTGATCTGGCCTACACCTACGCCTACATTTACGCCATGACGCCTGAACTGCAACAGTATTACGAAGACCGCTTCTCGATGATGACTCACCAGGGGTGGCGTGATCTGCTGGAAGATGTTGACTTAATGATAACTACGTTAAACAATGTCTCTACCATCGCTGACGAAAAAGATTTACAATTTAAGAAGGGTGAGTTATCTATCCTGAATTGGCTGAAAACCTTAAAACAGGTCAGCGAAGAGGCGTATGAGGGACTCAATGAGAAAGATATTTGAATTTCTCTGCGAAAGCGGAGAGCGAGTTGAGCGATTTGTCGAATTTGAAAACAAACAAATTCGTTGCAAATGCGGCAAGTTAGCCAACCGCGTAATATCTGCACCGGCATTTAAACTTGAGGGGTGGTCGGGAGCGTTTCCAACGGCTCACGCAAAGTTTGATAAAAAGCACCGAGACAAGCTAAAATCCGAGCAGAAGGCGAACAGATAAGCAGAAATGCCCTGTTCATGTTTAATCCTGAGAACCAAAAGATGGCAGGAAAAGGAACTTCGACATGTTGATTGATAACGAACCAGAGATGCCTAGTGAGTTAGAGGCAGAAGACGCAAAACTACCGGATTACGCAGCGCCAGAGATACCTGAGTTGCCCGACCGCTATCGCGGGAAGTCAATTGAGGATGTCGTCAAGATGCACCAGGAGGCCGAAAAGGTCATTGGTCGTCAGGCGCAAGAAGTCGGGGAAGTGCGGAAACTTGCCGATGAGCTGATTAAGCAGAATCTCTCGTCAAAATCACAGCCTGTTGAACAGGTAGAGCCTGAAGTAGACTTTTTTGAGAATCCCCAAAAGGCGATTCAGAAAACCGTTGAAGCACATCCAGACGTTATTGCTGCCCGTCAAGCGGGCATTGATTTCAGGCGGATGCAAACTCAGCAACGTTTGGCGCAAGAGCACCCTGATTTCATGGAGATCAGTGCCAATGCCGATTTTGAGAATTGGGTCAAATCATCTCAATTTCGATTGGAGCTCTACACCCGGGCGGATGCGCAGTTTGATTACGAAGCGGCCAATGAATTACTGAGCACGTACAAGCAGTTGCGCGGCATCAAGCAAAAGCAGGTAGAGCAATCCGGTAAGGAAGCTCGCCAGCAGACGATGAGAGCCGTGCAAGTGGATGCGGGCGGAACGGGTGAGAGCTCAAAACGTGTCTATCGCAGAGCTGACCTTATTCGGCTGAAAATGACCGATCCGGCTAGATACGACGCGCTGTCTGACGAAATTATGGCGGCGTACACGGAAGGCCGGGTCAAGTAAATTTTACTTTTGACTTTTAGGAGCTAGACATGGCAACCGCATTTAACCCCGCAAATAGCGTAACATCGACAACAGCAGCAACCTTTATCCCAGAGATTTGGAGTGATGAGATTGTTGCGGCCTACAAAAAGAACCTGGTTCTGGCCAATGTTGTCATGAAGATGAACTTCAAAGGCAAGAAAGGTGACACCGTTCACGTTCCAGCCCCAACCCGTGGCAATGCCTCGGCCAAGACTGCCACCAACGCAGTCACGCTGATCGCTGCAACGGAGTCTGAAGTCCAGATTCTTATCAACAAGCATTATGAGTACAGCCGTCTGATTGAAGACATCGTCGAAGCCCAAGCGCTGAACTCGCTGCGCCAGTTCTACACCAGCGACGCCGGCTATGCCTTGGCTCGCCAAGTGGACACCGATCTGGTTCAGCTCGGCCGTGCCTTTAACGGCGCAACCGTCGGCACCGACGACTACGCAACCAGCAACACCACCACCAAGGCTTTCATCGGCTCGGACGGCACGACTGCGTACAACAGCACCACCTCGAACGCTGCTGCCCTGACCGATGCTGCGATCCGTCGCACCATCCAGCGTCTGGACGACAACGACACCCCGATGGACGGCCGTTTCTTCATCATCCCACCATCAAGCCGCAACACCTTGATGGGTCTGGCTCGCTACACTGAGCAGGCATTTGTGGGCGATGGCAACGCCATCCGTAACGGTGAGATTGGTAACCTGTACGGTATCCCCGTGTTCGTCAGCTCCAACGCCGACTTCGGTGCTGGTAGCTCGGGCGCTGACCGTATCTGCCTGATGGGCCACAAAGAATCGATGGTTCTGGTTGAGCAGATGGGTGTTCGTTCGCAGACTCAGTACAAGCAGGAATACCTGGGCACGCTCTTCACCTCCGACATGCTGTATGGCGTCAAAGCCATGCGCACTGCCGCAAGTGTAGGCGCTGCAACCTCGTCGTCCGCATTCGCTCTGGCTGTTCCAGCCTAATTAAACTCCCCGGTTTCGGCCGGGGGTTTTCAACCTAATTAGGAGAACATCATGGCAAATGCAACTTCCGTTGTGGTCCGAGCTGGCAATGACCAGTTTCGTGGCCTCTATACCAGCACTTTTTTGGTTCGTGCCACCCTTAACGCCGACAGTTTGGTTGACGGCGCGGGTGATACCGATACCGTGGCTGTACCCGGCGTGGCACTTGGCGACATGGTGCTGTCGGCCTCGCTCGCCGTTGATGTGGCGGGTCTGATTGTGACCGGTTATGTCAGCGCAGCAGATACCGTTAGCATTCGTTTCCAGAATGAGACGGGCGGCACCGTGGATCTGGCATCCGCTACGTTGCGTCTGGTAGTAGTACGTTCACTGGCGTAAAAATTGGGGGTGAAAGCCCCCAATTTGCCGTTCGGAGGTTTTGTGGCAACTTTCAAATGCTTGACTAGTGGCCAGATGGTCACGTTTAACCTTCAGCATGATATTGACAGCATGAAAGGCCATCAAGGCTACGTGCGTGTCGATGTGCCTGAAGACCTGCATGCAGAAGTGCCGATGACAGTAACTTTATCGCCTCCGGCTAAACGCATGGGGCGGCCAAGGAAACCGGAAAATGTCAGAAATTGATCCTAGAGAATTTGGGAAGCTCGAAGCACAAGTCGAAGCAATGAACGTGGAAGTCCACGCCTTGCGCGACGACGTCAAAACCCTGCTGGAGCTGGCCAATAAGTCTAAAGGCGGCTTTTGGATGGGGATGACAATCGCCTCGACCGTGGGTGGAATACTGACTTTTGTAGCTGATCGGCTATTTTTTAAGGGGTAAGATCATGCCAATGGTTGATGGTAAGAAGTATCCGTACACGAAAAAGGGCAAGCAGGAAGCTGCTTCGGCCAAGATTAGCAAGCTGCGTAAAGAAGGCTACCCGCAAAAACAAGCGGTGGCGATTGGTTTGAGTATGGCTGGCTTGGCCAAGAAAAAGGCCAAAAAATGAAGCCCGGCCTGTATGCCAACATAAACGCCAAGCGTAAACGCATCGCTGCCGGTTCGGGCGAGAAGATGCGTAAGCCTGGAGCTAAAGGTGCTCCGACTACCGCAGCGTTTAAGGAGTCGGCCAAAACGGCTAAACCGAGGAAAAAATGAAAACTCCCGCTTGGCAAAGAAAAGCCGGTCAAAACCCCAAGGGCGGCTTGAATGCCAAGGGCCGTGCGTCTTATAATGCAGCAACTGGGGGTAACCTCAAAGCGCCAGTAAAATCTGGCGACAACCCGCGACGAGCTTCTTTTCTCGCTAGGATGGGTAATATGCCCGGCCCTGAACAAGAGGGCGGCAAGCCAACCAGGCTACTGCAGTCACTGCAGGCTTGGGGCGCATCATCCAAGGCAGACGCAAAGGCAAAAGCTAAAGCTATATCCGCAAGGAATAAGGCGAAAAGCAAATGACCTATTTAGAACTCGTCAACGACGTCCTAGCTCGCCTGCGAGAACAGCAGGTAACGACTGTCGCCCTGACTACGTACTCTTCCTTGATCGGCAAGTTTGTCAATGACGCCAAACGTCAGATTGAGGATGCTTACGACTGGAACGCGTTAGGCCAAGAAGTTACGGTTACTACGTCAGGCAGCGTGTACGAATACTCGATGACCGGTGCCGGGCAAAAATTCCGCGTTACCAGCGACCCACTCAATATCACCAGCAATGTCATCATGCAGGTCATTCCTGTAAGCGACATGCGCCGCAAACAATACCTGCAGCCAACGATTACGGCAGTTCCGTCCGAGTATTGCTTTGAGGGCGTAGACAACAACGGCGACGCTAAAGTGCAGCTGTGGGGTCGCCCTAACGGTGTGTACACCCTCAAGTTCTTCTTGGCGGTGCCACAAGCAACCTTGTCCGCCGATTCAACTTCCGTGCTGGTGCCAGATGTGCTGGTCGCTCAAAACGCTTACGCTAGAGCTTTGGTTGAGCGTGGTGAGGATGGCGGTCTTAATTCATCCGAGGCCTATGCGCTCTATAAATCCATGCTGTCGGATTACATCGCGCTGGAGTCCACTCGCTTCCCTGAGATGCAGGAGTTCTTAGCCGTATGAGCCAGCCGCTACGCATCGATACGATCTCGGCGCCAGGCTTTTACGGCCTGAACACCCAAGATTCGCCACTTGCTTTGGACGCTGGGTTTGCCTTGGTGGCGACTAACTGCGTCATTGACCAGTACGGCCGTGTCGGTGCTCGCGAAGGGTGGTCTAAGGTTAATAGCAGCTCCGGCAACTTGGGCGCTAACGATATTGGCGTCATCCATGAACTGGTGGTTGCTGACGGCACGTACACAATCCTGTTCGCAGGCAACAACAAGATTTTTAAACTTGACGGCAGCAACGCTGTTGTCGAGTTGACCTACGGGGGTGGGGGTACCGCCCCAACAATTACAGCCAACAACTGGCAGTGCGCCTCGCTTAACAACATTACGTACTTCTTTCAGCTGGGCCATGATCCGCTGATCTACGATCCGGCAGTCAGCACCACGACCTATCGCCGCGTAAGTGAGAAATCGGGTTACGCGGGTACTGTGCCGTCGGGCAATATCGTCATTTCGGCTTATGGTCGTCTGTGGATCGCCAACACGGCCTCTGACAAGCAAACGCTGACGTTCTCAGACTTGCTGGCGGGGCACATCTATACCGGCGGCACGTCAGGCACACTGAATATTAATAATGTTTGGCCTGCTGGGCCGGATGAAATTGTTGGCTTAGCTGCGCACAATAATTTCTTGGTTATCTTTGGCAAGCGCCAGATATTGGTGTATCAAGGCGCAACAGCGCCGGCCACCATATCTTTAAGCGATACGGTGGTAGGTATTGGCTGCATTGCGCGCGATTCGATTCAAGGCACTGCGACCGACGTATTTTTCCTGTCCAACAGCGGCGTGCGCTCATTAATGCGCACGATTCAAGAGAAGTCAGCGCCATTTCGTGACATCAGCAAAAACGTGCGCAATGATCTGATCAGTATTATTGCAGGCGAGACGCTGGCTAACATCAAGGCTGTCTACTCTGAAATCAACGCGTTTTATCTGCTGACGTTGCCTACCAATCAATCCGTGTATGTGTTTGATACGCGCGGCTACATGCAAGATGGTTCTTGCCGTGTGACTCAGTGGACATCGATTACCCCTTCGGCTTTGCTGTCGCGTCGTAACGGCGATCTGTTGTTAGGCCAAACAGGGTACGTCGCTAAGTACGGCACATACCTTGACGACACCGCTGAGTACCGGTTCCAGTATTACACCAACCATAGCGACTTAGGTGACCAAAGCGTCACGTCTATATTGAAGCGTATCGGCGTCATTGTGATTGGTGGTACAAATCAAGACTTAACTATTAAATGGGGTTTTGATTTTAATGAAAATTATCTATCGCAAAACACGCAAATTCCTATGCAAAGAGTATCTGAGTATGGCATAGCGGAGTATGGCGCTAACGGCGTTCCTGTAGCGGAGTACGCGGATGGTATTGCACTACAAACGCTTTATGCCCAAGGTACGGGTTCTGGTCGTATTGTTCAAACGGGCTACGAAGCTGACATCAATGCTTCACCGTTGTCGATTCAAAAAATTGAGATTCTGTCGAAAAACGGAAGGGTGACATGAGTAACTACACTAAGAGCACGGACTTCGCCGCCAAAGATGCGCTGGCGTCCGGCAACGCAGCCAAAATTGTTAAGGGCACGGAGATTGATACCGAGTTTAATAATATCGCCACGGCGGTATCTACTAAAGCTGACTTGGCAAGCCCTACATTTACTGGAACCCCCACGTTTCCAACAGGTGCTGTGGGGGTTACGCAATCGGCGGGTAATAACACCACTGCATTAGCCACCACAGCTTTTGTTCAAGCAGCTATCGCATTACTTTACCCAGTTGGTTCTATCTATACCAATGCAACTAGCAACACTAACCCCGGTACATTGTTGGGGTTTGGTACGTGGACAGCCTTTGGCGCCGGCCGCGTCATGGTAGGTTTTGATTCTGGCAATGCATTATTTAACGCGGCAGAAGAGACGGGTGGTTCAGCCAACGCTATTGTTGTAAGCCATACACACACGGCCACATCAACGGTCAGTGATTCAGGCCACGTACATGCGGCATCTGCTGGACAATTTGTTCAAAGTGGCGGCGGTGGTTTAGGTATTGGCGGTGGTGCTTCATATGCGTTATACCCAAATACAGCATATGCAACCACAGGAATTACGGTAGCCACCAGCGTTTCAACGGAAGGTTCAAGCGGTACCGACGCTAACTATCAGCCGTACATCACGGTCTACATGTGGAAGCGCACAGCATGATTACCGACACGTTTCCGGAGCATCAAATTACGCATCATTTCAGTGATGGGCTGTATGCCAAAGAGATGCGTGTTGAGGCAGGGCAAGCCATTTTGAAGCATACACATGAGTTTAGCCACTTGTCGATTCTGGCTCGAGGCCGTGTTGCCATACTGATGGGTGATGAAATAGAAGTGATTGAAGCGCCAGCTTGTTTGAACATCAAAGCGGGTTTGGTACATGGCGTTAAAGCCATTGAAGATTGTGTTTGGTATTGCATCCACGCCACGGACGAGAAAGACGTGGCCAAGGTGGATGAAGTTCTCATAAAGGGGTACTAACATGCCAGCAGCAGTAACAGCAGCACTTATCGGCGGCGGCGCAAGCCTACTAGGTGGTTTTTTAGGCGGTAGATCGCAAGAACGCGCAGCAGAGAAGTCGGCGCAAGCCCAACTGCAAGCCGCGCGCATAGCAGCTGAAGAGCAGCGATTCCGCCCGGTCGGCGTCACTACCCGGTTTGGCCAAAGCCAATTTCAGTTTGGCCCCGAAGGCCGACTAACCGGCGCTGGGTATACCCTTGACCCACGGTTGCGCGGTTATCAAGATCAACTGCAGAGCTTGGCTGAGCAACGACTTGGTGAAGCTGAGATGGCCGGTGAAGCTTACGCGCCTCTGCGTCAAGCCGGCCAGCAACTGTTTCAGTTGGGCGGCCAGTATCTAGCGCAGACGCCGGAGCAGGTAGCGCAACAGTACATGTCACGCCAGCTGGATTTGTTGGCTCCTTCTCGCGAACGTCAGTACGCCCAGCTGCAGAACCAACTGTTTCAGACAGGTCGTGGTGGTCTGGCCGTCGGCGGTACCGGCATGCGCCCAGGCGGTGGCGCAGGACTGGGCGCGGCCAACCCCGAGATGGAAGCGTACTACAACGCCTTGGCACAGCAAGACGCGCAGCTGGCAGCGCAAGCCCAACAGGCAGGGCAGCAGCAGCTGGCGTTTGGCACGGGTCTGTTCGGTCAAGGCGCCGGACTCTTGGGTGGCTACGAGTCGGGCGTCACAGGCGCGCTGAATCCGTTCACTACGACGCTGGGCGGTGTCTCTACGCTTGAGAGCTTGGGTCAGCAGCCGCTGGATATCGGCTCTACATTGGGCGCGCGCGCATCAACCGCCGGCGCTAACTCTGGTCAGTCGTTATTGCAAGGTGGCATGAGCGCAGCTCGCACTCGACAAGCGGGTCAGTTTGACCCAGTAAGCGCTGCGTTGATGGGCTTGGGCAGCAACCCGGCATTTGGTCAAGGCGTGGCAAGTATGTTTGGCGGCGGTGGTGGTGCAGCGTATAACCAGACACAAATAAGGCCTGAGTATTCTGATTCGACTGGTTCTTATTTTAACTACAACCCGAGTGCGAGGTCGCAAGGTTATGGCTACTACTGATATCTTAGGTCTGTTCATGTCGCCTGAACAATATCAGGCGCAACAGATGGCGCAGCAGCAAGCGGGCGAGCAACAGCGCGCGTTTAACTTTGCGGGTCTTGACCCCCGACAGCAAGCTAACTACGGCGTGTTCTTGGGCGCCCAACAGCTAGGCCGTGGAATTGGTGGTCTTCTGGGTGTGCAAGACCCCCAGCTGCAGCGCATTCGCCAGCGGCAGGAGATCATGCAGTCGATCAATCCGGCAGACCCTCAGTCGCTGATGGCTGGCATTCAACGTGCAGCACAAACGAACGACCAAGAGTTGGCGCTGACGTTGACTGACTTTATGAACAAGCAAGGCAGCGAAATGGCCTTGGCACAACAGCGCAAAGCGCAAGCGGCGCGTGAACGCACGCAAGCGTTGCCTGCTGGCGTTCAAGAAGCTGAACTTATTGGCAAATTGACGGAAGAACTACAAAAAACCACAGACCCTAATCAACGCGCAGTTATTGAAGCCCAAATACAACGACTTCAAAAGGCGCTCCGCCCCGGCGCCGAGGATAAATATTCGCAACTTCAAGACCTATATAGTAGACGCGAGGAAGCTGTTGCTCAGTTGGGTGTAGATTCGAACGCTGTTAAGAGTCTTGACCGTTTGATCCAATCATTGGTACCACTAAAAGGCGGCGCAGGCGGTGAAGGTGATGGTGAAGGCGACGGTGCAGGTAAGAGTAAGAATAAGGAAATTGCCATTTCTAGAGAGCGCGCTAGATTAACCGCTAAACTTCGTTCCTTAGATTCTCAAAATATGGCAGGCAGCCCTGAATATTTAGAAGCTCAAGACGAACTAAACTTCTTAAATCAAGCGGTAGTGGCTAAACCATCGGACGTAGAGTTTAAGTTAGGTCAAGCTCGCCCATTAATAGCCAAGCGTAATGATTTGATAGCTCAAGGGTTTTCTCCTGAGTCTAAAGAAATTAGAGATGTCGAGGATGAACTTGAAATTTTGGGTGCTAAGCGCGGAGAAGGTAAAGGTGACAAAGATAAAGTGGATGATGTTGGGCGTCTTGCAGGGTATTTTACTGAACTTGCGGGTATTAAATCGCAATACGGAACTGACACAGAAGGGTTTGAAAATGATACTAGAGCTAAAGCATTGCAAATTCTTATCGATAAGGCTAGCGGCGCCAAAGGTGGTGGTAAACAACCTGATGCAATAGAAATAGCTGATGCTATCGCTGGAATTAAGAAACAAATACGTGATGCTAAAGACCCCAACGCGCCAGAAATACTTCAGGTTAAAGATAAGCTTGCTGTACTGGAACAGCAACTCAAGAAAGATAAGCCAAACCTTACTGTGGTCGGCGAGGTTGAATCTGGCCCATTCGCAGGATTAGCGCTTTATGTTGACGAAATTAAAGACGAACAATTTGTATACGTCACAGACAAAAATGGTAAACAAGTACGTCAGCCTGTTACTGCAAAAGTGGACCGCGTAACTTCCAAAGTAACCGCAACTGCTACATCTTCTAGCGCTGCTGCTGAAAAAGAAGTTCTCAAGGGTATAGCTAAATTAGATGTGGAAGACGTATCGATAGCTAGGTCTAACAAACGCGCTGCTATGGCCGCTAATACCGCGCTAAAAAAATTAAGTAACTTAAATGATACTGGATTAATTAGTGGTTCATTTGCACCTAGCCGAGTAGGTGCAGCTAATTTCCTAAATACTTTAGGTTTACTTAGCCAGAGTGATGCAAATAGATTGGCCACTTCAGAGCAATATCAAAAAGTAGGTTCTGATCTTGTATTCCAATCGTTGCAAGGTAAATTAGGTACAGGAATATCTAACGCTGACCGTGACTTTATCGAGAAAATATTTCCTAGATTGGAAAACAGTGCGGCAGCAAGACGCGAACTTATACAATATATAGCTGATAAAAATAACGATTTAATTAAAGAAGCTGATGCACTTGAAACGTGGGTTCGCAAAAACAAATCTATGGAGGGCTACAAACCTAGAATTAGCGGGATATTTAACGTTACGCCTAGCGGCGTGCGAAGCATGACTGATGATGAGTTAGAGGCGGCAATTAAAGCAGCGAAAGGTAAACGATAATGGCCGAGCCAACGCTAGAAGAACTATTAGCCGAACAGGCGCGCCGTACTGAAACAAAAAGTACCGAGTCTGTTATGGATGAGCGCGGCTCTAGCTTTGATAAGTTTGTCAAAGCCGGCGAAGCATTGCTTAAAGGCCCAGCTAAAGGGCTTATAAATATCATCGGCGGTTGGGGTAATTTATATGACGTGCTCACAAAGTCAGGCGACCCCAGCGCGTTATCTAGCGCGGGTATAGCGCGCGGCATTAAAAAATTAACCGGCGTAGATATTCTAACTATCCCCGGATACCGTGGTGTGTATGAGTTTGGCGAAGCCGGAGCGCCAGCAGCAGCTTTTTCGGCGCTAGGTGTACCAGGCTTATTTAACCGTACCGCCCCCGGTTTAGTGGGTGAGTTTGGCGCGGCAGGCACCACATCATTAGCCGCGCAACAAATCGCGCCTGATAGTCCTCTTGTTCAGATGGGCTTGATGATGGCGCCTTACGGCGCAAAAGCTATGTACAAAGGGACGCAAGGCGCAATTACACGCCCGCGCGGTACATACCCAACAGAAGCTGAGATCAGCGAGCTGTTGCGCGTAGGCCGCATTACACCCGGCGAAGCCAGTTTGTTCCGTAACCAGCTGGCCACCGAAGCCCGCGTTGAGGCAACGCCATCGTCTGGGCAGGCACCTTCGCAATTCCGTATTGGTCAAGCCAAGGATGTTGAATCCTTCTTGGCTAACTTATTTGACCGCGCTGCTGGTGCCCCAGTGGATACGGCGCGCGCGCAGCAAGTCACTGGCGCCATTGTTGACGCGTTTAAAAACTACGGTAGGGCGCTATCAGGAAAATTACGCTCAGACGCCAAGAAAGACTTCAACGCTGCCAAGGCATCCGGCGGGCAAGTAGACACTACACCAATTGTGGATAGAGTACGTTCTCAGTTGGCAAGCATTGTTCCTGAAGACCCAACGTCCGGGTCATTAAAGCAATCACTTGAAAATATATTAAGTGAGTACGTGGATCCAGGCGCTGCTGCGTCGGTGACGCCATCCACTGTTCTTGGCCCAACGGGTAAACCCGCGTCGGTCAACGTCACGCCAGCGCGTCCACCATCCAACAAACCAATCAGCATCGGTCGTTTGCAAGACAATCTGGCTGTTTGGGGCGAGGCCGCGTATTCGGGCAAAGCTGACTTTGGTAAAGGCAACATTTTTGAAAATGTGGCTCCGGGCAAAGCTAAAGGTATTGCACTGTCGGTGTTGCGTGGCTTCAAAGAGTCATTGGACGAGGCCATTAACAACAATATCCCCGGCGCCGATAAACTAAAAGCCGCGCGCGATAAATTCTCTGCAAATATTGACCGCATAGAAGAGTTTTCCGAACGGCCGTTAACTAAAGCATTTGACGTCAATAACGTCAGTCAACTGGTGCCTGAAGATGTTCTTGGTAAGTTGAAGCGCATGCCCCCATCGCAACGCGCAATCTTGATTGATGTCATGCAAAATAGCTCCAACCCACAAGTTAATGGGGTATTGGCGACGTTGCGCCGCGCGCAGATGGACGACGTGTTGAGCCGTGGTCGTCAGGGCGCAGAAGGCGCATCAGCGCTCGATCCGCAATTCAGCCTAAAACAAGTGTTGCGGGGTTTGCAACGTAAGGGTGACCTAGCCGACTTGTTCCCTAATCCAAAAGACTTGGCTGACGCGCAGCTGGCCATCAAGTATTTGCAACAGGTCATGGCTAAAGAGTCTTCGGCGGGGTTAGGCGGGCCTTCAGGCGGCGCCGTGTTTGGTGCTGCGCGAGGTGCTGGCGCAAGTTCAACGGCTAGTATTGTGCTGCGTGAAACAATCAATCTTGCCCGCGACGTTATCGCCAGTCCAGAAGCATTCTCTAAAGCCATTTTTGACCCTAACAACCGCAAATTAATACTTGACTTAGCGCGTGGCAAAACCAAAGGCGACCGCGCTATGGACGCTTTAAACACACTCAAACGCGGCACAATACAAGTGGGCACGCGCGGTGTTGCGGCGTCGGAAACTACACCAACGACGGTAGAAGAGCGAGTGCTACCAGAGGTGACAGTGACTGAAAGTCCTGAACTTACTCTAGAGCAGTTGCTAGAGGAAGCGCGAAGCCGTGGTATCCCCGTGGAGGAATAACTTGGACCCAGTAACAATCGGACTAGCGATTGCAGGCATCAAAGCGGTTGTTACTGGCGTCAAGGAAGCGGCGGCATTAGCCCGCGAAGCATTTGACGAAATTAACGGCGCAGTCGAATCCGGCAAGACGTTGGCCGACTCCATGTCGGGCGTCTCAAAGTTCTTCTCGGCGGCGGGCAAATACGAGACCAAGCGTACTCAGCTAGAGGAAGCCAAGGCCGCGCAGGAAGCAGCAGTTGCCAAGGGTGAGCCGGTGCCAGACTACGTGTCAGATGCTGAGTACGTCATGGAACTGATGATTATTGATCGTCAGATCAAGCAGTATTACGCTGATATCAAGCACATCTTTACGTACCACTTTCAAGAAGCCGGCATGTGGGACGAGTTCTGGTCGCGGATGGACAAGCTGCGCTCTGAGCGGGAAGAGAAAGCGGAGTCGCTGCGTCGCGTAGAGATGGAAAAGCGGCTGCACGAAAAAGCTGAAGTAATGAAGAAACGCCGGGCGAGGGAACGCATGGTGGACAACTTAGAGCTTATCGGTTTAGGCATTATGATGGTCGGCGTTATTTGCGTATTTATCTTTGCAATATGGTGGATGTTTCAACAAGGAGGCTGATATGCCATTCGGACTAGACGCGCTGCTCGGTATTGGCGGCAAACTGATCGACAAACTAATCCCTGACCCAGAGCAGAAAGCCAAAGCGCAGCTGGAGTTGGCCAAGATGGCGCAAGACGGCGAGTTGGCCAAGATGGCCAACGACACAGACTTATATAAGACTGAGCAGAACAATCTGACCGATCGCTTAAAAGCCGATATGGCCAGCGACAGCTGGCTGTCGAAAAACATTCGGCCTCTGACCTTGGTCTACATCTTGGTGGCCTACATGGCGCTGGCAATCCTTGACGCATCCGCTATGGATATCGCGGATTCTTTCGTTGAGCTGCTCGGGCAGTGGGGCATGCTGGTGATGTCGTTTTATTTTGGCGGCAGAACGCTTGAAAAGATCATCGACATGAAAGCCAAGAAATGAAAGAAAACTTCGACGACGCATTAGCTGCCATCTTGAAGCATGAAGGGGGTTTCGTAAACCATCCGAAAGATCCTGGCGGCATGACCAATCTGGGCGTGACCAAGAAAGTGTGGGAGGCATGGGTCGGCGAAGCTGTTGGCGAAAAAGAGATGCGCGCGTTGACGCCAGCAACTGTAGCGCCGATGTACCGCAAACAATACTGGGACGCGGTCAAGGCCGACGAGCTGCCAACCGGCCTCGACTACTTGATGTTCGACTTCGCGATCAATGCTGGCCCTGGCCGTGCAATCAAAACCATGCAGAAAGCGATCGGCACCAACCCGGACGGCGCGATTGGTCCGAAAACTATGCAAGCGTTAAAAGACGCTGACCCAACTGATCTGATCGCCAAATTCAGTATGGAGAAAGAGCTGTTCTATAAAGCCTTGCCGACGTTTGCGACTTTCGGCAAGGGCTGGATGCGCCGCGTTGCTGAGGCGCAGTCACATGCGGTGACGATGCTGGCGTAACTGCCTGCACACCGCGCGGTCTTGCGGCGACATGTCAGGCGATATCTCCGCGACACCGCACTCCATTGCCGTAGGGCGGCGCGGTTCTTCAGCAAAAATGGCCAAGAACCCCACCGTCGCTACGATAATGCCCGCGTAATAAAGATAGACGAGTTCTTTCATACGCTCAACAACCTGCCAAACAACTTGGCTATGGGCGACTCAACGTCAGACTTGCAGTTCAGCATGATATCTTGCACCAGCCGCTCCTCGGGCGTTGATTGGCGTGTGTAAAACTGCGGCACGTAATACGCGCCAATCTTCGGGGGTTCTTCTCGAATAAAGTGTCCATCACGTAGCATCGTCATTCCTCCTGTCTTCATTTGCGCGGCGAGCGTCAACGCCTTTCTTTTTTATTAACGCTGCCTCATCATTAGTATAGATCGATTTTCCGACCATCACGTTGCCTGCAATCCACACCTCGGCGGTGTAGGCGCTGACCTTGCAAGCCTCACACCGACGCTGGCGTCGCACGCCGCCTGGCTGTTGGGCTGTATTGACAACATACGTCTTGGAACCACAGGTTTGGCATTTCATTCCGGGTCCACTAGGTGATTCCGAATCTTCTCAATACTCCAGCCGGTCTTGTCGTAAACGCGCAGAATCATGTCGCCCGACACGTTGTATCTGTGGTGACGGATGCGGGAAATTTGTGGTGGGGGTAAGTCTAAAAATCGGCCTAAATCGGCGTCGTTCTTTAACTTAAACTCTTCGATAATGGCGTCAAACAACCGGTGGTTAACTTTTGGGCTCATGGTTTAGTGGCTCCTGACATAACTTCGAGTCGTTCACGGGCGTCGCGCAGCGCGCAGTAGCGCTGGTGCAGCCGTTGCAGGTGGGAGGCGCGGCGCTCGGTCAGCTGCTCTTCGGTCAGCATGGCGAACACCTCGTCTTCGGACAGCGCGGCTAGTTTATTGTTTAGCGCGCGCCAGCTTATTTTTTTCATCTTCTATCCTCTTTTCAATCATTTCAACTCTGCCGCAAGCCCGAAATAGCGCTCGGGCAATCTGGTTGTACTGGCGGGCTATTTGACGTTCTTCTGCGCGAGCAGCGGGTAACTTAGTCTTCCAGTATTGCAATCGTTTCATCGTCTTCCTTTCAGCTCTTTGGGTATCTTTGGTTTGGGGCACCATCCGATGCAGCTGTCTTCCCACACGCCGATGATGCACACACCGCCAGGATTTAAAAGCAGCATGCTGGTGGCTTTAGGCGGCGGCTCGACGCGCGGGTCGCGGAAGTACAGCTGGTCGGTAGTGGCTTGTAAAAACTTATCCATTCTTGGCTTTCAGCTTGGCTTCGATGGCACGGATAAACTCGCGCAGGCTTTCATGCCCTACGATGTTCCATCCATCTATCTCCTCATCCGTCAGCCCTTGCCATTCGCGCTGTGGTGGGGTGGTGTAGAGTGGGATTACTTCGCCCTCTGCCCAATCGCTTGGGTCAAACTCATGCAAGTTTCCGTTATACGTCCACGCCACCGGCTCCGGTTCAGTAGTGATGTACTTACGTCCATCTGCGCCGACAATAATTCGTTCTTTCATTTCAGTGCCTCCATTGCTATGTCTGAGATGGCTCGTTTGTCGTGCAGGGCTGCCCAGATCTTTTCGTCAACTGTCTTCTCGGCGAGTAGAATATAGACCCAGACATCTCGCACTTGACCGGAACGATGGAGCCTTCCGACAGTTTGTTCGTATAGTTCCAACGACCACGGCAGCGACAGAAATACCATGTGGCATCCTCCGTGTTGTAGATTAAGGCCATGTCCTGCGGACTTTGGATGCACAGCGAGAAGCTCGATTTGTCCAGCGTTCCATCGCTTGATGGCGTCGGCGTCGTCGAGGGTGGCAAGCCTTGGATAGCGGCGACGAAGTTCTGCCACCTCTTCCTGAAACTGGTAAACAATGAGCGTATTCGCATGTTGGTTCTCCTCCAGTAGTTCATCAAGCCTGTCAAATTTGTGACTGCTAAACCACACCGCCGTTTTGCTAGATGTAAACTGACCCGGCACGGCGGACGCAACCCGGCTGCTGTCGTACACAAAGCCAGACGCCATCTGTTGAAGCTTAGACGTGACAGCAGCCGCGTTCGCTGCCAGTATCTCAGCAGTCGGAAACTGTACTACAAAGTCTTTTTTCATCTTTTCGTAGGGCGCGCGGTCGGCAAGCGTACAGCGCAGCTCGACCACATGACAGGGCGGCAGCTTGTCCTTGTACTCGCCAGGCTCCAAAACGAACGTGGCTGGTTTGATGCGTTGCATGACCAGCGATAGCGCGCCTGGGCGTGGCAGCCACTCACCGAAGTCGCGGTTCATGCAGACGAAGTATTGCTGCAGGAACGCGCCCTTGGCACGGCCCAGCAGCTTCTCGTCGACGATCTTGCACTGCCCGAAGACGTCTTCCAAACCGTTGCTGGTGAATGAGCCTGTCAGACCCCAGCGTATCTTGAACTGGTCGATGATCTTGTGCAGCGCCTTGAAGCGCGTGCCTGATGGGTTCTTTAATTTCGTCAGCTCGTCGAACACGATCGCGTCGAACGACGACAAGTCTTGCTCGGCCAGCCAACCGATGTTGTCGTAGTTGATCGCCACGATGTGGGCGTCGGAGTCCAGCGCCTCGCCCCGACTGCGCGGTGTACCCACGGCTGTGCGGCAGTGCAGCTCCAGCGCCCACTTGCGCGCCTCAATAGGCCACACGTCCGTGCAGACGCGCTTGGGTGCGAGAACCAAAAAGCGTGACGCATGGCCGTCTTTCACCATTGCCTGCATGGCGGTTAGCGTGATCGCTGTCTTGCCGGCGCCTACAGGCGCCAAGATCATCGCCCGGTCGCGCTCGTACAGAAAGTCGGCGGCTTCATCTTGATACGGCCGAAGATGCATCGTTTTCCCCAAAAAGTGTCGTGTAATTTACGGTGCAAGTTTTTTTCATGCTCGACTGCGCGTTCAGCTGCGAGTCTATTTATTCTCGTTGTTTGGCTACTCATTTACTGACCCACTCATCCACCATCTCCTTTGACCATAAGCAAGCGTAGTTTTGTTTCAATCGCAACACATCGTTGCGGAATATCTTTTGCATCTCTGACAAGCGACCCTTGGCCGCTTTCAACTCCACAAACCATGTGGCGCCATCGGGCATACAAGCGATGCGGTCACTCACTCCGCGCTGGCTAATCGACCTGAACTTGTAGGTCTTGCCGCCAGCGCGCTCAACTGCCCAAACAAAATAGTTCTCGATTTCTGATTCACGCATAGCCGAAATATAACACCCTAAAAAAGTATTTGACAAGGATTATTTTACGGTGCATAGTCGGGGTTCGAACAGTACACGGAGATAAAGTGAACCATTCCAATATCGTCGGCGGCTCCACCGCCAAGCGCGTCATCAACTGCCCGGCATCGGTTGCCCTGTGCGCCAAGATGCCGCCCAAGCCATCATCCGAACACGCTGACCGTGGCACGCTGCTGCACAACGTCATTGCCGAACTGCTCGAGTTCGACAAACCACCAGCGCAGTGCATCGGTGCGCAGTACAAAGATCAGGTTCTTACACAGGAGTTAATTGATGAGAAGATTATTCCCGCTTTGGAAGCACTCGACGAAATCGATCCAGATAAGACAATGGAGATTATGGTTGAAACCCGAGTTGCCTTTGGCGATTTTCTGCCTGGTGTCTTTGGTAGCACTGATCTTCTTGGGCGTAAAGATAAACGCGCAATCGTTCTGGATTGGAAATTTGGCGATGGCGTACTTGTGGATGCTGAAAACAACCCTCAGCTCTTATTTTACGCAGCTGCGGCAATGCGAACCCCCGCAGCAAAATGGATCTTCGAAGGCGTAGAGGAGATCGAGTGCGTTATCGTGCAGCCGCCCATGATGCGACGTTGGGTGACGACACCGGAGCGCGTCAAGCAGTTCGAAGTCGAGTTAGCTAAAGCAGTGCGTGAGTCGTCGTGGCCAGAGCCTACCATGCAGACGGGTGACCACTGCCGCTGGTGCGCAGCCAAGCCGGTGTGCCCGCAGATGACTGGCGAAGCTGACCGCGCGCTGCGCGTGCAACTGGCAAACCTGCCAGCAGAGCAAATCGCGATGCAGCTCGAGCAGGCCGATCGGCTGGAAGACTACATCAAAGACCTGCGTGCGTTGGCGTTCCAGATGTTGGAGAACGATCGCCCGGTGCCAGGCTACAAGCTGGTGGCCAAACAGGCGCGTCGTCAGTGGGTGGACGAAGAGAAAGCCAAACAGTTTTTAATGAAGTCACTTGTTGAGCCGTACAAAGAACTCGAAGTTATTTCGCCAGCGCAGGCTGAGAAAGTTTTGAAAAAGATTAAAATGGAATTACCGTCGGAGTTGGTCGTATCGGTTTCGTCGGGTAGTACGTTGGCCTCGGATTCTGATCCGCGTCCACCGGTGTTGCAAATCGGTCGTCAGTTGATGGCCGCTCTTTCTAAAATTCAATAAAGGAAACTACAATGTCATTTGCTCTAGCGAATCTCCCAAACGTTGCGGCGCTTACAACCGCTTTACGCTCCCTCGAAAAAGACATGGGCCCTGTGGGCTTCGTCATCTTGAAGATGGATAAACGTGGTGATTGGATCTTTGGTGCCAATCAAACTGAAGTGCAGCCTGACACGCTGTGGGCAGTTAATCCAGCATCGTTCGTTCACGGCTTTATTGCTTGGGGCGACGCTGTTGTGTTGGGTGAGAAGATGGTACCGATCACGGAGCCATTGCCCGTAACCGGCGAAGCACCTGCAGGGGCTGAGAAGGGTTGGCAGACGCAAGTCGGTATGGGCTTGAAATGTATCAGCGGTCCTGACAAGGGCATGGAAGTGCGTTTCACTGTAACGTCTGCTGGTGGCAAGCGCGCCGTGCAGGAGCTGGGTGTCACGATTGCGCAGCGTATCGAAGCAGACCAGACTAAGCCTGTACCGATCGTCAAGCTGAAAACTGACTCTTACAAACACAAGATGTACGGCAAGATTTTTACACCTGTGTTTGAAATTGTTGATTGGGCTAATATGAATGGCGAAGTAGCAGAAGCCGCGCCAGTTGAAGCAGCAGCCGAAGAAGAAGCGCCAGCACGTCGTCGTCGTTCGGCGTAAGTAGCACGGGGGAAAGCGGATGCCGAATGCGCTATTAGGTAATAACCGAAAGGCAACTGTTCGGGGCTAAGGACGCAGCGAGTACCCCACCTTTCAATGGCTCCTGTCATTTAATCATCAGGTTTTCCTTGGTCGGTTCGGCCTGATGAGGCGGTGACCGGAGCCACCCTCTCAGAATAAAAATTATGCGATTCCTATCTGTTTGTAGCGGCATAGAAGCCGCCTCCGTTGCGTGGGGGCCGTTAGGTTGGAAGGCGTCTGGCTTTGCTGAAATCGAGCCGTTTCCTTGCGCTGTACTAGCGCACCATTACCCTGACGTGCCGAACCACGGCGACATGATGCTGTTGCCTAGCAAGATCCGCGCAGGCGAAGTTGAAGCGCCTGACTTGTTGTGCGGCGGTACGCCCTGCCAAGCCTTTTCCGTTGCCGGTTTGCGCCAGTCACTAGATGACGCGCGCGGTAACCTGACACTTACCTTTTGCGAGATTGCCGATGCCATCGATTCAAAACGAGAACAACCCTGTATCGTCTTCTGGGAAAACGTCCCAGGCGTCCTTAACACCAAAGATAATGCCTTCGGATGCTTTCTGGGAGCGCTTGCCGGCGAAGATGATGCACTCGTCGCACCAGGGGGCAGATGGGCTAACGCTGGTTTTGTCGATGGCCCCCAAAGAGCAGTCGCGTGGCGAGTCCTCGACGCCCAATATTTCGGAGTGGCCCAACGACGCCGTCGTGTGTTCGTTGTCGCAAGTGCTAGAGCAGACTTTGATCCCGCAGCGGTTCTTTTTGAGTTCGAAGGCGTGCGCCGGGATACTGCGCCGAGCCGAGAAAAGAGGGAAGGTGTTGCCAGTAGCACTAGAACAGGCGCTCAAGGCTGTAGTCATTGGGATGGAGACTTCCCCCACCCAACCCTAAATCAATCATCCAATTGCGGTGGTGTTGGATCAAGCAATCAGGAAATATTCAGCCAAAGAGGTGCATATTTAGCACCAGTAAAACAATGGCCAGCCGAAATAAGCAGCACATTAGACACTACGTTCGGCACAAAACAAGGATTAGAAGATCAGCACGTTAATGCTGGTTGCCCGATGTTCGTGCCAGCGCAACCCATTGCCCTTGCCGAAAACACTATCGGTCGGCAGCCTCATAACGGAGGTAACGGCGATGGATTTACTGAAGGTGGCCCGATGTACACGCTGAACGCGACAGGGGTGCATGGTGTGGCGCAGCCGATTACCCAGTACGGCGAAATCGCCGGAAGCCTGACTGCGAGGCATGACAGTTCGCCATGTGCAGACCGCGGTCAGAATGTGTTGGCGCAGCCAATAGCTCCGACTTTAACTGCAACTAACGATCCGAGCCGTAGCCCGCAGTCAACCGAAGTCACAAATCAAGTCGCCGCTGTACACGCTGCCAGCATGGCTGTGCGTCGTTTAACAGCAGTAGAGTGCGAGCGCCTGCAAGGTTTCCCCGACAACTACACCAACATACCGTGGCGCAAGCAGCCTACCGCACCGGACGGCCCACGCTACAAGGCGCTGGGCAACTCATGGGCGGTGCCTGTGGTTCGATGGATAGGAGGCCGAATTGTCCGTTCTCTGGCTTGATTTTGAAACCCGGTCGCGCTGCGACCTGTCCTCTAAAGGGGTTTACAACTATGCACAAGACGCAAGTACAGATGTACTGTGTATGTCCTACGCGTTTGACGACGATGACGTTAGTACGTGGCGGCCCACTGATCCATTTCCGCAATCCGTGCGCGATCACACCGGCCCCATCTACGCACATAACGCCGCGTTTGAGCGCCTCATCTTCTGGTATGTCCTACAGTGTAACTTTCAACTCGAGCAGTTCTACTGCACCGCTACACAAGCGCGTGCTAACTGCTTACCTGGCAGCCTCGAAGACGTCGGACGCGCCATCTCCAGCAACATGCGCAAAGACCACCGAGGAAGCCAGCTTATCCGTGCACTTTCCATCCCTCGCGCTGATGGATCGTTTAACAATTCGCCAGAGCTGATGGCCGAGATGATTGCCTACTGCGAGCAGGACGTCAGAGCCATGCGCGAGATTTCCAAAGCCATGCGCCCGCTGTCCGAGCAGGAGCTGGCTGACTATCATGTGAACGAGCGCATCAACGACCGGGGCGTGCTGTTGGACTTGCCGCTTGCGCAGGCGGCCATCCGTTACGCGTCGGTCGAAAGGGAAGAGATTGAGAAGCTGGTGACGGAGCTGACCGAAGGCAAGATTGAATCGGTGCGCAGCCCGAAGATGAAAGACTGGGTCATGGAGCGCGTCGGACCGCAGGCGCTCAAGATGATGGAGGTCTACAAGGACGGCGAAAAGAAGTACAGTATTGATAAAACAGTGCGCGCTAATTTACTTATACTTGCTGGAGAAAACCATGAAGAGATTCCGGCCGCTGTTGCGGACGTCATTCAATGCGCGGATGACCTCTGGGCGTCGTCAGTTGCGAAGTTCAGCCGCCTTAGCCAGCTGGCAGACGAAGACGATTGCAGAGTACGAGGTGCATTCGTATTCGCCGGAGGATCTGCCACTGGACGAGCTTCGAGCTATGGTGCGCAAGTCCACAACTTCGCCCGCAAGTGCGCCGAAGAACCCGACGCTGTTAGGCACGCTATGGTGCGCAGCCACAGCATCACCCCAAGATTTGGAGTTCGCGTTACAGATGTTCTCAAGGGAATGCTCCGGCCCGCACTGATCCCTGCGCCCGGTAAGCAGTTCGTTGCAGCAGACTGGTCAGCCGTCGAGGCGCGCGTCACCGCTTGGGCGTCAGCCGATCCACAAGCCGACGAGGTGCTGCAGGTCTTCCGGGACGGCCGTGACATCTACAAGCGTGAAGCCGCCGGGATCTACCGGGTACCCGAGGACAGCGTTGATAAAGACCAGCGTCAGATCGGCAAGGTGGCAATTTTGTCGCTAGGCTTTGGGGGGTCTATTGGCGCATTCAGCGCGATGGGTCGCAATTACGGCGTCATCATGTCTGAGGCCGATTCGCGCCGCATTGTAGACGCATGGCGCCGTGCAAACCCGTGGGCAGTGCGCTACTGGACGAAGCTCGAGGACGCTTACACGCGGGCGCTACGCAACCCCGGGCGGGAGTTCTCAGTAGGGCGCGTGACGTACCTGTATGACCGTCAGCACCTTTGGTATGCATTACCCAGCGGTCGCATCCTGTGCTACCCGTTCGCAAAGTTCGAGGGTGATGACATCACGTATGTCAAGGCGGCATGGAAGCCAGCAGCCGACGCAACCGAATGGCCGCGGGCGCGCTTGTGGCGAGGTCTGGCTTGTGAGAACATAACGCAGGCAGTCGCCAACGATTTGCTGCGGCACGCTTTACGCCAGCTCGATGACGTCGTGCTGCATTGTCACGATGAAATCGTCCAAGAAACTGATGATCCTGATGCGCCCAATATCCTAGAGCAAGTGATGTGTACGCCGCCTGAGTGGGCGGCAGGTCTGCCGTTATCAGCAGAAGTACAAACGATGAGTCGTTACGGAAAATAAAAAAGCCGCCTTGCCGGGCGGCTCTTTCACTACAAGGACAGCAATGGATTTCCTAGAATTTTACACCAGTCTCGCGCCCGAAGGTGAGACGGCGCTGATCGTGCGCCAGAAGCCAATTCTGCAAGATGGGCAGCTTCAATTGCATGCAGACGGGGCGATCAAGGCCACGTGGCCAGCCTACTACCCAAACCACAAGCGCCGTGACGGCGAGAGCTGGTACGGCAACACGGCGTCATTCATTGTCGATCGCTTCAAGGGCAAGCCGAGCGCGAGTATTGCCAACTGCGAGTACATCCTGGTCATGATGTTGGACGACATCATCAAGCTGGCGTAAAGCGTGCCGTAACAAGTCGTTGGCGACTGCCTGCGTTATGTTCTCACAAGCCAGACCGCGCCACAAGCGGGCACGCGGCCATTCGGTCGCATCCGCTGCTGGCTTCCATGCCGCCTTGACGTAAGTGATCTCGTCACCTTCAAACT